TACTGCACCATACGCATCTGCGTATTCCAGCGACGAGACACCTTCAACTGTGTCTTCTTCATGTCACAGATCGCCTGCTGTGTATGACCCGTTTTAAGATCAACAAGCAACACAAGATGCTGTGCCGAACGGACAAGCTCATTACCCGACGGTAGTATTTCTGCCGCGCCATTGCGTGTGGTGTTCTTCACGTCCGGTGAATTAGGATCCAACTCACCGTGGAAACCTCCACCAGCCTCACGCAATCCGAACTCGAGGTACTTAACGGTGTACCCACACGGAATAACTACTACGCCTTCCTCGCCGTCCCAGACCTGCTGAGTAACGGTGTTGAACAGGTCACCTGCGGATGCGCCCTTAATGAACTTGGCGTCACCCTTCTGCACTTCTGGCGACAGAGGCTGGAGAATCCGCAAGAACGGAATCTGCATATCCTCTGTACCAATTGAATCCATGCCCTCGCCTGCAAACTCTGCCATGTCAGCAAAGATTGTGGACGGTGCGGTTTCTTTCTTATCTGCTACTGCTGTACCAGCCATTTTAGTTCCCCTTGATTTGTTCTTCGATATCGAAGTCAAGTTCATGTGTGAAACGCCACCAGAAATCGTCAATCTCGATACGAGATGCCGCTTCACAGTGGTAGAGTCGTTGAAGAAGACCAGCCACTAGGTTGGTGTGTGACTTTTCCCACCCCACATCTTGCAGCTTTTTCTCTGCAAGAATCCGGAAGGGAACAGGATCCCACGGATCAACCTCGTGCCGGCTGTAATCGCTTTCTATATCGAAACGAACCTTACCAGCCATTTTAGTTCCCCATCACTTGTTCGATGTTGTTATCAAGATTAGCCACCATAACTCGCTGGCCTCTCCCACTGGCACCGGGCCTTCTTTCACCCGTGTACCTAATCAGTCCCTTCCTCGCCAAAGAAGCAAACCTTGCTGTCACCGAGGAATAAGATTTGATGTTGTAGTTTTCCTTGCAGAACCTTCTAACATCATCCGAGATACACCCGTTCGGGCTGGACTTTATCGCCCGCAGCACCAGACCCTCTAGCTTTGTCGGGTCTATACTTTGTGCAGCCTCGATGCTCGTATCCGGGGCGTCTGTTCTGTAAAGAGTTCTTACGTCTTCCATCACTAGCTCCTTGAAATCTTGGCTTCTGTGCCAACAAAAACCCCAAACGTGTCGAAGTCCAACTCTTTGCCGGCTTCGATTCTGTTCTTGACCCACGCCTTCAGGGTGGACGGATGTACGTGAGTCTTTTGTGATGGATCAAGACCGTACTGTTGCCGGAGGTCTTCGACCACCGAGCCAGCCATGTTGTCTTGTCCTGCTGAGAACGAGATCGTCACATCATTCTTGATGATGTCACCCTCGCCAATGGATCGCAGATAACCGAACGCTTCATTGCGCTTGTCCTCTGTAATCCGCGCGTGAACGAACTGCCGCAGAGTAACCTTGTTACCATCCACGGTGACGCTGTCCATGCCCATCTCTTCCATGAGCATTGGAATATCTTCTTCGTTGATCTTGCGCTTTTTAAATTTCAGATCTTTCAGAAACTGTTCTGCATCTGCGATCTGCTTATCAATCTCGAGGGATCGACGGATCAGATTGGAAAGGTCGCTTGCGCCTTCCTTCTGCACGTTGTCAAACTTGTCGGCGTTGACTGCCTCTTCTTCAAATAGCGAGAACACATCGCTCATCACTCTCTCCTTCTGGTAAAAAGTTTAACCCCTTCGGGTGGTGGTGCAGCCCTGCCCACGGAGGTAAGCGCGGGCTGCGGCCAGTGTGATACACCGGCAAACTTTTATGGTCAAGCAGCTTTCTGCTGCTCCTGTAATTTGACCATGTGTGCAATCTGACGACTCACACTTCTGTCGCTGTCCTCTGCCAGCTTCTGTAACTTTTTGTAAATCTCTATCGACACTGCAACAGATTTGTACTTCGTCTTGTCCACGTTCTTCTCCTTGATTTTATACGAAGATTAAGGGAAACTTACCCCATACAATGCGAGGGAGTCAAGCATTCAATGGGAATAGATCATAGAATCCGTGACGGCGCTCAATGTGAGCTTATTGCCGCCGCGTGGTTGGTACAACAAGGGTGCTATGTCTACCAACCGGTCATGTCTCAGGGTCCAATAGACCTGATTGCTCTTGCGCCCGACGGCAAACTGCACCTGTTCGATGTCAAAAAAGCAGCGCAAAGAGAAAACGGATCTTACATATCTCGAAAACTTAAACCCAAGCAAAGAAAGATGGGCGTACGTCTTCTGTATGTGGAACCCGGGACGGGGAGATGTGCTTTGTACCCTCATCAGCTTTACTCTTCTTTAACAGTTCAACATCAGGCCATCATCGAAAAGGCTTCTAATCGTCATTGGCACGGGGGGAGAGTTCCAACCATCTCCGGACTTCTTCACCCAGAGCAGCAGCCGACAGTTCAATCTTCTTCTGAAGCGTCTTCACAATGTGAACATCCACAGTCTGCGGAGCCATCAGATCAACGTATAGAACAGGATGATGCTGACCAATCCGATGCGCTCGATCCTCTGACTGCACCCTACTCTCGAGATTAAAGTCGTTTGCATAGTAAACCACGTTCGTTGCAGCATGCAGTGTCAGACCCATGCCAGCGGTCTGCGGGTTGCCAACAAAGAACCGAACATCACCTGTCTGGAATTGTTTCTTTGCCTCCTCGCGCTGGTCACTGGTCGTGTCGCCGAAGTATGTGACTGTGCTTTCTGGTCCATACTTTTTCTTTAGCTCTGCTTCAATCTTGCGGATGTCGTAGCGGAACCTGGACCAGATAATAACCTTACCAGTCATCTCTTCAATACAGTCCAGCAGCGCCGTAATCCTGTTGCTGGGAATCTCGACCAGTTCGCCGTCGTCTGTTACCAGATGCCCGCACAGTAGCTGTTGCAGCCTGATCAACTGCGTCATAGCAGCGGGCGCCGAAACCAACTCACCACTTTCAAGTATCGCAATCGCAGCCTTCTTGAGCGAGTGGTAGTGCTCGATCTGCTGCTTGGTCAGTGACACATTGCGTGTGGTGTAGACTTTATCCGGAAGATCCAGCGCCTCGTCTTTCGTTACGCGATACGAAAACGTCAGCAGCTTGTTTGATAACTCTTCCAGATTCCGATAGCCCACCACCTGATTGAAACTGTGCGACCCCATCCGCTGCGTTCGCGTGATCGCATACCTACCTTGAAAAGAATAGAACGAATCGAACCCGAGCAGCCGCTTGTCCATGAATCCACATTGTGCATACAAATCCAAAGGTGACTTGGTTACCGGTGATCCCGTCAGGATCCTTTTATATGCAGCCTTTGCACCGAAGATGACCAGCGTCTTAGTGCGTTTGGCTTTGGGGTTCTTGATTGTAGTGGACTCATCAACAGCAAGTAAGAACGTGCTGCCTTGTGTGAACTTATCCACAAAAGCTGGCAGCTTCTTAGTCGCAAACCCTTCCACGTTTGCCAGAAGGATGCGGAAGACACCACGCTCTTTAACACCGGCTGCAAGACGTTCTGCCTGTGACTTGTTGGGACTCGGATTCCATACATAAACCTCGTGCGGAACGGCTTCGGGGAAATGGGTGGGAATTTCCGCCGTTTCCCAGTTGCGATAAACACCCTTCGGCGCAACAATAACCGCCGTGTCAATACAGCCCTGCTCGTAGAGCCACACCATGTTGTCAATAAGTACCTTCGACTTGCCACATCCCATCTCCATAAAGTAAGCGTAGTTGCGTTTGTCGTAGCTTCGAACCAGCGCTTCATGCTGGTGAGCATACGGCTCCGTCCTATAGTTAAACTTCATCCTCGGTCCTCGGTTCTTTTATGTTTGTTACATTGTAGCGCGGTGACTCTCGCAGCATCTTCTCCAGTTGCCCGCGAGTGCAGTCTGAACCACACTCCTCGAAAGCATCCAGCGCCTCTCGCAGCGACAGCTTGCCGTCCATGTAATCAAACTGAACGCGAATCATTTCTACAACTTCACTCATCGTCTGTTGCTCCTAGCATGATCCCGAATCGGGCAGCTTCGAAATACCAAAATATCTCTGCTGGATCGTGGACCGTGGTTATCATCTGCACTTCGCCAGCCTCGTTCTGACCAAGTATAATTAATTCCTTGAAGTTTTTTGCTGCGGCCTCACACACCTGCGGCACAGGGTCTCTGGCTTTTTCTACTTTGTGGACCGGAAAGCTAAGTACATTGTCGGTCATATCGCGCATTCTCCTTGGCAGCAGTCATCGATCACGCTGCCACATGCAGCACATTGATAATGTCCATGAACCTCAACCCGACCAGCACCTCCACAGCGCGGGCATCGATCCTGCATCTCTTCCTCGTGAATCTTGGCAAGCATATCCTGACGCTTGTCCGGCACTATGTGGTGGCGACGGATGTCGCGCCAGCTTGGATCGCGGGGTTTCATGTCTGTTCCTTATCAGCGGTTCGGCAAACAATGTTGATAACCACTGGTTCTGTAGACTCTAATGTCATGGCTCGGAACATACTCTCCTCGTTGCGGTAAGACCACGCCTCGCAGATAGCCAGACTTTTAAAACTCTCATCGCTCTGACGCATGTAGCATTTGTTTACCGGCAGACCATTTACATCCGCCGCAAAGCAGACAGCTATTATCGCAACAAACATATCACCCTCTCAGAATCCGTTCCCATGCTTCCATAACCTTATCTGCCTGACCGTCTTCGAAATCTTCCGGCCATTCGTGCAAAGTGCACAGCACTTCATTAACGCACCAGTCGATTACCTGAACAGCGGTGCTCCACTCCATAACAGTTCTTGCCTCTGCCTCCGGCATCAGTTTTGTTTCTTCGCTCATGTCCAATCTCCCTGAAATGACATATGATACTTTATTATCCCATGCCATGCAATGCTATCCGCTATTGCCTGCGAATCTCAGGCCACGGACTGACCCTACCAATCGCCGGACGGTCATAGACCTGTGTGTTGCGGACAACAGGACCATTGATGCTGCCACCAATGTTTCCTCGATAGGGTTCCTCCTGAAATGTCAGATCGGCAGGAAAGCTGCCACCAAACATCAAATCAAAATCCGGATCCAGAACCCCTGCATACATGCATGCCGATGGATGAATATAAAACGCTCTACTCATTTCCAAACCGCCTTCATTCTAACGACGACAGGACGATCTTCGTCCTGCGTCTCGTTGCTTACAATCTCGAGTCCGCAACCAGGGCACTTGATCCTCGGTGCTTTTGGTATCGCGGTCTGACACTTTGGACACATGCCGTGTGCCAGCCGCCTTGCCATTACTCCGTCGCCTTTATCAATCGTCATCTATCCTTGTCTCCACTCTGATGCAGAGTGCTTCCTGATTGATGGGCATGTTTTCCCAAAATGTTTGAGTCGATGCCACATGACACTCTGCCATAGTATCGTAGCCGCCCAGAGACTTGGTGTCGAACTCATCGACACCGTATCCCGTGACTAAAAGCAGAACCCAGACCAGCTTCATTCTTCGTCGTCCTTGTCTGGAACATCCTCTGCAAAAACATAGTTTATGTAATACCCACCCGTACCCTGCGGCGGCTTGAACTCGAACTCCCTTTGTAGGTAGTTGATGATATCGTTCATCTTAGCCAGATCAGACAGCCACATATCGTTGCACTCTTCGACTGTGCAGCGAATGCTTTTCAGGTCGTTATGGACTTCCAACATCTTCCGACGCATTTCGCGCGTCACTCGCTTGTCATGTACACTCACCTAGAATCTCCCTTCTATAGGTTTCGTCTTCGCAGGCACACTCGTCGCAACGAATGTCCCCAAAATAGCTGGTATGTTCCCAGCATCTCTCGCCGCAGTGGTCGCACTCGACGCCTTGGTAGTCGTCCTCGATCTTCTTAGACTCCTCGTCATAATCAGAATCGAGGGTCATTCGGGTAGCCCCCAATTACGATCCGGATCGTTGCGCCTGTTCGGACGATATTTCATCTCACGCTCCAGAACCATTGTTAGAAGTCCCATGCCAATGTGCCGAATCTTCCCTGTTTGTCTGTTTTTTATCCGGAAAAACGGTGTGTAGTTTCCCATCCGTTTACCGCTGTTGCTCTTGTAGGTGCCGTTGTGTAGCTTCTTTCGGATCACCCAGTGACGCACAAACAATTCGTGCCGACCCTTGCCAAACTTTTCCCAAAACACCTTGTCCAAAAAGTACGAGGACAACATCTCTTGCGATGTCATGGCGTCGGGGTTCTCAGCCACATGCGCGACTCTTTCGTTGAACTCATCCCAGTCGCTGAACTTCAATTTTTTGCTGCAAACAACAGCCTTAGAATCTTGGGACATACTGAACCCCCTCCTGCTGTAGCCGCTTGACGGATTTGTACCTGCGCCAAGCCGCATCGATTTCATCCTGCGGTGCCTCGTCAAAACAGAGATCACCGAACTCGCGCATGAGCCGACGAACCTCGTCGGCCACATGCATCAGTCTGGGGTCAGCCTTTCCCACAGAATATTTCCTCCAGCTTGTTGATCTGTTCCTGCAACATCTCAGGCGTCGGAGAACGCTGACCTGTCATGTCCTCTTGCACCTCGTCATAGACTCGCAGATTCGTCGCACCGTGCTTCGCGGCCCACGAATCTCGGCTCATCCACGCGGCATCTTCTTCCATGCCGATCAGCCAATCACTTACCTTACCCATCACTCTTCTCCCTAATATCCTGTGCCAGACAAATCACCCAAAACCTCGTGCATCTCTCTCAGAAGCCACGGCTCTGGTTCGTCGTGAAAATTCTGGATGTTGTACAGATTGGCATCATGTAAGTGGATGCCCTTGAATGGACGAAACGCACTGACAGGCTTGTCAAAGACGGACTCGTGTTTCAGCGTGTCATTAACATTGTGGCCGCTCATCACCATCATGTCGCCAAGGTCAAAAGCCCCAAGACCGTCTGTTTTGGGCTGAACCCAATACTCGCGTTCCATAATAAAACGAACCGTCAAGATGTCCTTCTTCATCACTCTACCCTCTCTCCCTGATACTCGTAGGTGTAGTTGTATTCAGCATCCAACCCGTGCCATGCCTCTTCATAGGCATGATCCCAGTTTGTGTGGTAGCCGGTGGCTACGTCCTCGTCGGCGATACCCTTCGCCCAATGGTCGAGGCTAGGCTCATGGTCGAGCGGTAGTTCTTCCATCAGTCCAACCTCTCGCCATCGACGTACTCGGCGTCCGGCCACTTGTAGTCCATGCCGTCACCATTCTCCTCGCTCGTCGGCTCGTATTCGAACCTGTGACCATCCTTGTCCCACTGCACATGCAGCAGTCCCCACTTGATGTAGAAGTCATGTGCCGATTTGATATCACGCGGCTGGCCCTCGTCATCAACCGGCCACCCCTCAATCTCCTTGATCTCCCAGAAATGTGTGGCCTGTACATGGTACTCGGCCTCAATGATCCTCGCCATTAGCTTACCTCCTCTACTTCAAGGGTGTCCTGCTGATACTTCTCCGGCCCCTCACAAGACACAGTGAACATGTCATGAGCCAAATCCTCCGCTGACTCTTTATCCACAGCACGAACCTCATACGTCTTCGTCACCGTCGCGCGAATCGTCACTTCATACGTCTTCATTTCAATAGTCCTCCCTCGGCTCCGGATCAGACCAGACCTTCTCGCCCGTCTCGCCATGCCAGCCCTCGTTGTACTCGGCAATTTCCTCGACAGTCATGTGCTCAGAGTCTATGCGCTGACAGCCATGATCGCTGTACCACTCCCAATGCGGGTTGTAACGCCGACCATAATACCTGTCCGCCGATCCACGGTCCCTTGGACTGCCGTGCACGGTTTTTAGATCATTGCTCATCTCAACCCACCTTCTGATAACGGTCGCCATTCACATATAGAATGTCGTCGTAATAACTGTGACGCTTTGGAAGATGATCAATCAAACCTGTGCCGTCGCACTCAGGACACGCATCAATCTCATAGCTGTTGACCGGCTGGTAACCTGTCCCAACACACTGGTCGCAGACAAACTGAATCTTGGTCGCCGGATCACGGTTCATTGTGCGTCTCCTACAATCTCTGACAGCTTGGCCAGTGCCTTCTCGTATGCGGTCGCCGCTTCATCTGTCCTGTCAGACAGGAGCATTAGTGCCATGAACTCGATTTGGAACTTGGCGTCCTTTACGTTCTCGATGATATCGTCTCTGCTCATTTAGAAGTCTCCTCTCGTTGATGTCTAGGAATGTTCCCACAACATCCCAGCTATGTAAACAGAAAAAACGGTTATATACAGTTTCCCCCATATTTTTTTGTTTTTGTTTTTTATTTTGTAAAAGTGGCGTAACGAGCGTAACGGCGTAACGAGTGCTCTGTAACCGTTGGTCAGCAACAATGTGTTCGTTACACCCTCGTTACGTTGGTTACACGGAGTCAGACCCTCCAGCCATATTTTAGTAAATAGTCTTTTAAAAAATATGACAGAAACTATAATGGCAGAATGGAAAAGCAAAAACGATCTGCCGGTAGACCCGCTGGTTTGAATAATCGCCAGCGAGAATTTGCCCGCTATATTGTCGAGGGTGTTTATTCCAACGCGGAATGCGCTCGTAAGGCTGGCTATGCAGAAGGTCAGGCGGCGAAGACGGCTAGCCTGTTCTTGAATGGCCGAGATTATCCACATGTTGTCGAATTGATAAAAGATTTGCGCGAAGAAAAAGAACGCCGGTACGGCGTCACGCTTCTTGGCCAATTGAAACGGCTGGACGAACTGTCCCGCAGTGCTGAAGAATCCGGACAATTCTCTGCGGCGATCAACGCAGAGAAGATCAGGTCTGCGCTTGGCGGTCTGACCATCGACAGGCGCGAACAGAACCACACTCACCAGCTTGATAAACTGTCCCGCGAAGAGATAGCGGCGCGTCTTGCTGAGATTAGAAAAAGCCACCCTGCGGCCTTCATAGAAGGCGAAGTGATCGAACATGCCCCAGCCGGAACAAAATCTCTGGAAGTCATTCAAGCAGCACCTGCCGAGGAAATCCCACTGGAATCGAGTTGAAAACCGCACAGGCACTGGCATGCCAGACGTGTATTTGGTCATCGATGGTGTGCCGTGCTGGCTTGAACTCAAGGTCATAAAGAAAAACCGTGTCCGGATTGCCGAGTCGCAAATTGCTTGGCACCTGTCGCACACTAGATGCGGCGGGGCGTCGTTTTTCCTGCTGCGAGAAGAGGGGGCAAAGACTGCGCTCCTGTACCGCTCTGCGGACTGCCTTGCGCTCTGCGGCCCGCGTGACAAATGGCCGGAACCTGTCTGCGCGTCCGCGCTTTCAGACATATCTGCGGCCTTGCGATCTGATGCGGTTGAAATTTTGGGCATGAAAAAAACGCGACGTCCCAAGGGAACGCCGCCGCCTGTTAATGAGTTTTAAAAATGATGTTCCGCGCGGGCATTTCCCAGCACAGGACGCAATCACCGCAACCGCCGGTCTTGCCTTCCTGTTCTGGACAAATCAAGCTTTCACCTTTTACCGGCTGCGCTAACGCTTCACTGTTGGCACTGTCTGGCAAATCAGGGCGATCAGACCAGCGAATTCTGAACCGGTCAGGATGCCGATCCTTCACCCGTTGGATGGCTTGCCCAATGTCGCGTTCTAATGGAATGATACTGTCGGGCCAGTTATGCGAGTAGCCCCATGCGGCCAGCTTCGGGTGATCATCCAGCCACCTGCCCCATTGTTCGACGTACTCGACCGACCAAAAATCGCCCAAAACATGCAACCGAACCAGCGTCAGCTTTTCATGGCGGGCTTTTAATTCGTCGTCAATCTTGGCGATTAACTCCGGACCATGTTCCAGCCGGTGTGCGAATGGCATGTTATTGCCATAGCAAGACTCTAGATGGTGACATGTTGCGGGGCATGTTGCCCGCTCTTCTAGCGTCAGAGTGTGGACGCGATAACCTTTGAATCGGCCTTTTATGACCTCTTTTAATAGCTTCTTATTGGTGACAGGCTTCAACACTTTAAACGTGTAACCCGCCATTTTGCGGCGGCTTTTTATATATCTCGTTTGCATCTGCATTGGTTTAGATTCCTCGTTATGGGTTGTTAAAACAGTATTGCAAATAATCCCAGCCCGCACAATAAAAAACCAATTTGCAGAAATGGGATTCCCTGCTATTTCCTCGGATTTATTGGAATTTCGCAGAATTCCGTTTCGGTTTTTCTTGCACCGTGTACCGTGTCAGGCCGTTCTATTTTCATTTGCGGGCCTTGCCTGCGCGCCGTCGCTGTCAAAAAAACCGTGTTTCGCGGGCCATGATCCACTGGCGGGCCTTGCGTTCTGCGGCCTGCGCGCCTTTGCTGTCAAAGGGACGCGGGCACAAAAAGACGGCGGGCTGATTCAGCCCGCCGTTGCTCCTAGTATCCACTGAACTCATCGCGACCAACACCGGCCGCTGGCTCTAGATCCTCATCATGCCAGTAATTTGAATCAGTGAACACATCCTCGCGGTATCGCTTGCGGTTGTCCGCCTCGACTTCGTCGCAGCACAGGTGGCACATGCGACCACCGAGCGCCAGCCCGCGCGCGTCGTACTCGTACCAAGTATATTCTTTGTTGCCGTTTTCATCGCGATGCTCACATGTGTTGTAGCCGTGTTCAAAAAATTTCTTAGTCATGTTCGATGTCTCCAAGTAGGTTAACGATGGCTTTATATTAACAAAATCTTTTTTCAAAAACAGTCTTGGCATCTGCGGCACCCGCCGTACGCTGGGGGGGAGGGGGGGAGTAAAGCCACACGTTCCTCGATCCCTTGCGCTCTGCGGCCTGCGCACTTCGCCCAAAGTAGCGGGCATTAGAAGAAAAAAATGGCTCACGCTGTGGAGGAACAAGATCGCTGTTCCAGCGTGAGCCTAGTGCCATCGACAGCGATCTATCCGATGCTTGTTACACGGTACTTGGTCTTAGCCAACTTACCCATCCGCTGTGTTGCCACGATAGCCCGCTTGCGGACGGCGGGCATCAACGCGGTGACCACGCTGCTCTTGCTGAGATTTACACGACCGGCAAGCTGCTGCGCGGACAGCCATTCCTTGGACAGCAGATCTATGGCCTTGATGACCTTGGCCTCGGCAACCTTTGGCTTTCCCTTCATCGGGTGGGCCACAGTCACGTCAGCGTTCTGTTCGGCGATGACTTCGCGGACGAAGTTGGACACTGTGTTCAAATGGTTCAGTGCATCAATGCGGACGATCTCGCCCCGAGTGTACTTATATAATTCCAGCAAGCTGGTAAGCACATCCTGCTTCTGCTCTAACTTCTTTGTTTCATCTTCCATCATTTTCTATTCTCCTCTAGTTGATGGCTTCAACAATGGGATAATTCCCATATTCCGAGTATGCCCCTTTTAAGAGATCGGGCCAAGAAAAATATTAACAAAAAAACTAAATAAATTACTTGACTGCGCCTTTAACTGCGCGCGGAATTGGGTGGGTTTATTGACGGGCGGGGGTCACACGTTCCTCGATCCCTTGCGCTCTGCGGCCTGCGTCCTGAGTAAAAAATACAGTCATAAATAAATAAGGAAGAGGCGACCGCAGCCGCCTCCTCTCTGTCATTCTGCCGCTTGGCTTTCAAGCTCGATCTCGTACTTGAGATGTCGGCACTCGCGTATTGTCCGGTCTAGAAAATAGATGAGTGCTTTGTCGTCAGGGTTTTTGAGTTGGCTCTCCAAGCATGTGACACAGGCTTTGATGCCATCGATGGTCTGCTGCAAAGCCAGCTTCTTGTTTGCTTCCAACATCACGCCGCCTCCCGCTGGCGCTCGATGACCTCGGCCAGCTTTTGCGCGACATCTGCGACGGTGTCTACATGCACCTCGGCGCATCCCATCCCAGTGATGGTGTAGCCGGGATAGCCCTGATAGGTGGTCTTGATGATGGTGATGCCAAGAGCCTTGGCGATGAGATGTAGATGCTTCATTGGTTGTCCTCCTCTTCCGCGTCCTCGACGCATTCATCACAGGCGTAGTCGCCGCCGAACTCGTTGACGATCAGCCAGCAGTATTCGCAGTCCAGATTGGGTTTAACATCAGTCATTGGTTGTCCTCCTTATTGACTCTTATAAGCTAGCAAATATCCCAGCCTGTGGCGAGACGAAAAATAATCATATGAGTTGAATAAATGTGTTGACTGCGGCCTACCACGCGCCACGCTGGGTGGGAGGGGGGGAGTAAAGCCACACGTTCTTCGAACCCAAGGGGTTACTGGGTGGATTTGGCAAATAAGTTTTTATCGTGTTGCCCCCTCCCCCCATATTTGATGTGTGGTGTTACTAAATAGTGTATATATTACAGGGTTTGATAAATTCATTTGAGTGTAATATCGTTGGGCCATGAATCTTGATGCTCTCCCCAAAGAGGTGTTACAGGAAGTCTTGCTGCTTGAAGAGCAAAGACAGCGCCTGGAGACCCGCGATCTGGCTCAAGAAGATTTCATGGCATACGTGCAGCACGTATATGAAGGCTTTATTGTTGGCCGGCACCATAAAATCATTTCTGAAAAACTTGAGCGCATAGCGTCGGGTGACTTGAAGCGTTTGATAGTCAACATGCCGCCTCGTCATTCGAAGTCAGAATTTGCTTCTTATCTTATGCCGTCTTGGTTCCTTGGTAGAAATTCCAAGTTAAAAATCATTCAGGCTACAATGAACACCGAACTTGCTGTAAGATTTGGGCGCAAGGTCCGAGATCTGATCGCCGACCCGATATATCGGGAAATCTTTCCCGACACGGACCTAAAACAGGACAGCCAAGCTGCGGGTCGTTGGGAGACCAGCGCAGGCGGGGAATATTTTGCAGCGGGGGTGGGTGCTGCAATGACCGGTCGTGGCGCAGATTTGTTGATTATTGACGATCCACACTCAGAGCAGGACGCTTTATCGGCATCTGCTTATGACAACACGTATGAATGGTACACATCTGGCCCCCGTCAGCGTCTTCAGCCGGGTGGTTCCATCATCATTGTGCAGACAAGGTGGTCAAAAAAGGACTTAACGGGCCGGTTACTGACTGCGCAGGCCGCTGACATGATGGCTGACCAGTGGGAGATAGTGGAATTCCCTGCAATTATGCCGTCGGGGGAACCGCTGTGGCCTGAATTTTGGAACAAAGACGAGCTTTTAAAGGTAAAAGCGTCACTTTCACTAGGAAAGTGGAACGCGCAGTGGCAACAGAACCCCACATCTGAAGAAACCGCTGTTATTAAGCGTGAATGGTGGAACGAATGGGAAGAAGAAGACATTCCAAAGCTGGAATACATCATACAGTCCTATGATACGGCGTATTCTAAGAAAGAAACCGCCGATTTCTCTGCAATTACGACGTGGGGCGTGTTTGAGCCTCTTGGAAATGGCGATCAGCACCTAATTTTGCTAGACGCAAAGCGTGGTAGATGGAATTTCCCAGAATTGAAGCAGATTGCACAGGAAGAAAACGACTATTGGGAACCTGACATGATGTTAATCGAGGCCAAGGCGAGTGGTACGCCCTTGGCGGACGAGATGAGGTTACTTAACCTGCCTGTTATAACCTTTTCACCGGGCCGGAAAAGAGGCGGGGGCGGTTTGGACAAGACCACACGCATGCATATGGCTTCTCCTATATTTGAATCAGGAAAAGTTTGGTATCCTGCCGCGAAGAAGTTCGCGGAGGAAGTAATAGAAGAAGTTGCTTCGTTTCCAAATGGCGAACATGATGATTTCTGTGATAGTATGACTATGGCCTT